AATAAAACTATCATTTCCTGAATGATAAATTTCTAAATCGCCTGAAGCACCAAAAGTAGCTTTGTCGTTGTCGCCAAAGTTAATATCGCCTGTAGTTGTTAAACCTGTAAGCGTACCAAGACTTGTAATATTAGGTTGAGCAGCAGTCGTTAGTGTACCTGCAATATTTCCAAAAGCTACATTACCAGCAGAGCCTGAAAAAACTTCTGAAGTATTGGTAGCATCCGGTATAAAGGTAAAGACAGAAGCACTGTCATCGTAACCAAAGAAACCTACTTTAGCAGCTGTACCATTGTGCCATCTAAACTCTATACCTCTATCTTTATTGTCATCTGCAACAGGAGCTGTATCGCCACCTAATGTAAAGATTGGGTCGTCTATGGTAACTGTTGTACTGTTTACAGTTGTGGTAGTTCCATTAATTGTTAAGTCACCAGTAACTGTTAAATTTCCACCTACAGAAGCATTACCTGTAGTATCCATTGTTGTGAAATCAGCAGCAGCTGGTGTAGTACCACCAATGACAGCATTGTCAATTGTACCGCCTGAAACAGTAGCAGTATTAATTGTAGGGCTTGTTAAAGTCTTGTTAGTAAGTGTATCTGTAGTTGCTCGACCAACTAAAGTATCTGTTGAAGTTGGTAAAGTCAATGTACCTGTATTGACAATAGAGCCAATGACAGGGCTTGTAAGTGTTTTATTTGTTAAAGTTTGTGTACCGGTTAGTGTAGCAACTGTAGAGTCTATAGAGACTGTTAAAGTGTTTAAAGACCCACTAGTATCTATACCTGTTCCACCGGCAATAGTCAATGTTTCACTATCTAAATCTATAGATAATGCTCCACCTGTATCACCTTGAAAGTCTAAATCTTGTGCTGTGACTTGTGCATCGACATAAGTCTTAATAGCTTTTGCAGATGCTAACGTATCGTCAGAAGCTGATACGCTTGTGAGGTCTGTGTCAACAGATGTAACGCCTGTTGAAGTACCAATAACCAATGTATCCACATTAGCGGTACCATCTACATAAAGATTACGCCATTCTTGAGTAACACTACCTAAGTCATAGGTATCATCTGTGTTAGGGATAATGCTTGAGTTTACATCAGCATTGAATACTACGTTATCGGTAGCAGCATCACCAAGAGTTACATCACCATTAAGTGTAGTAGCCCCTGAAGCTGTAAGCGTTGTAAATGCACCAGAAGAAGCTGTAGTGCCTCCAATGGCTGTGTTGTCTATAGTACCTGCATTAATGTCTGCGGTGTCAGCTACGAGGCTGTCAATGTTTGCAGTGCCATCTATGTAAAGGTTTCTCCATTCTTTTGAAGAGGTTCCTAAGTCGTATGTATCATCAACATCCGGTGTAATGTTTGAAGCAACATCGGCTGTAAGTGTAATACTGTCTGTATCGGCATCACCGAATGTAAGGTTTCCAGAGATGGTAGCATTACCAGTAACTGTAAGATTACCACCAACAGAAAGATTGTTAGTAGTTGTGACGTTACCAGTAAGTGTTGATGTACCTGTAACAGCTAGGGTAGAGCTAAGTGTAGTTGCTCCAGTAACTGCTAAAGTGCTTGATAAAGTTGTAGCACCTGTTACAGCTAATGTAGAACTTAATGTGGTAGCACCTGTAACTCCTAAAGTTGTACCAACAGTTGCAGCTTCATCAACAGTCAATGTATCAATCTTAGCTATACCATCTAGGTAAAGATTCTTAAACTCAAGTGAGCTTGTACCTAAGTCGATGTCGTTATCGGTGACAGGAACGATAGCACCATCGGCAATATACAATTGTTGTACAGGAGCTGAAGAGACTTCAATATAAAATTCTATGTAGTTATTTGTAGTATCTATAAGTACTTTGTTGTTTGGTGAAGTTTCTCCTGCATCACCAATCAAGCCTATAACAGGACCTTCAGCAGCTGTACCATCGTGCTTGTGTCCTGTAGAGTTATTGAAAGTGTTTACGAGTTGGTTATATTCATCATTAAATAACGCAGCGGTAATAGTATCGCCATCTGCAAATGAACTTTGTCGTGTATAACCTGCCATTTTTTATCTCCTGCCCGAAGGTATAAAATCTATATAAAATCCGTTAATTGTATAAGGTGCTTTTGTATCCTCACTAATCACAGTAAAATTATTACTGTATCCACTGCCTTGTAGTGGTATTCTTATTAGTGGATTCTCAGCCCCACCAAATATGTTAGTTCCAAACACCGCATCACCAAACAATGATGGTGGGTCAATGGTTCCTAAATCAAACAAGCTAGAAGGTTGAGGCGTATCTGAGCTACCATAGTCAAATCTAACTTGTATATCAGGAGTCACTACACCTTCAGCACTTGCAGAAACTTTAAGATAATGTAAAGTTTTTAAAGTTCCTAAATCCCCGTAGTCGTAGTCTGGTGTCCCAAACCTAGCAAGGATATTAGAGCCATCGAAACTATTGCCAGAATCATGTACATAAACGTAACCTGAAGTAGACCCATGATAATGTTCTTCAATACCGACTTCATTAAATGCTGTTCCTATTGCGGATACTTCTATTCCTCTAATTTCTGACCATTCAAATCCGTTTGGTCGTAATGTTCCTATAATTCCATTTTTAATCCCAACCAAATCGCTGTAAAATAATCTGTATTGAGATTTATCTCTATGAACCATACTAGTAATAGTATAGTCATTAATATTTCTAGCGATGTCATTAAGTAAAGGCTGTATCGCTTTTGATACTGTTCCTAACTCAACGTCACCAATTCTTGCGGTACCTGCAACGGTTCTTAATCCATCCGGTGCAAGGAATACCAAGTCACCACCTATCTCTTGGATGCTATAACCGCTTAAACATCCTACGTTTTCTGCTACCGGTACTACTGCAACAGTGCCACTATCATTAATGTTGATAAGTTTATGTAAACTATTTTCACAAAAGATAATTAAATCTTCACGGAATCCTCTGATTCCTACTATCTTATCCGAGATAGTTATTGCACCTGCTCCAACTCCAGTAAAGTTATCAGGGTCATTGTTTACACTATAATAAACTGTAGAGTCATTGTTGTCTACTCCAGCAGCTATTAAGTGATGGTCGTGTACGGTAACATATTTTACACTGTTTGTTGAATCTACAGTAATTAAAGAGCTAAAAAATGTTCTTGTATTTAAAGCTCCGGTACCTTCCATTCTAAAACTAAATGGTCTGTTAGCACCATCAGATATAATTATCTCACCATAATCATAACTATTTTCAAAGACTGCAAAACTGCATTGTCCTTGTCCAGTTCTTGCACTTAATGCTTTGCCTGTAAAGGTTGCATAATTATCGCCACTTACCGCAGACAATCTATTTACTTGTAACCATGTAATTCCATCTTGGCTAAAATAAATACCGGTACCTGCACAAGCTATTACACCATCGGCATAGGGTATTACACCTAAAATTTGTGTAGCACTTCCAGTTGGTCGTGTTGCACTGGCTCCACCAAGCTTAGTATAACCGTTGATACGTCTGTATCCACCTTCTATAGAGACTTCAAAGTTACGAAGTTCTCTAGCAACTCCGGGAGTTCTAAGTAAGTCTATTGAGTTAGCAGACTTTACTAAGCCTCCGGCACATGCGACTGTGTACGGTTGTGACCTTGCCATAAATCCTTAAAAGTATCTTCTATCGTCTGTCATGACTCTTGGAGTTGGATTCATAAGATTGGACTTCATATGTCTCATTGCTTTCTTATGGTCCTCAAGAGCAAATGCAGCTTGTTGTGGGCTTTCTTTAAACTGCCACACGTAGTAACGTGCACGTGAAGTAATGACGTTACTGTATTGTTCGGGGAATACTATCGTATCACTGTATGCTGTAAGCTTTGTTGGCTTATTAAATGCATAAAAGTGTACGTTGTATTCTTTGTCAGGAATTGGACTTAAGCCAAACTTCCTTGAATCAGGTGATTTAATAACTCTTACTGGCTCACCATAAGCCTGTCCATTTGCATCGTCTTCATTTTCGCTATCTCTATAGTATCTTTTCCAATCTTCTA